TTGTCCACATCCAATTAGCCGAAGCTGGGTAGGAAAACCCCTGCTCATCAATGCGGATGCCGCCGATATTGCGGAAATGCGGTCGCAGAATATCCGCGATAGCATCGGGCGTTGTGTCAGAGCTGTATCCGAGAAAAAGATCGTGGCGACTGGTTCCGCCAAGCTCCGCAATCCATTTAGCGAGACGGATGGCTGTCCCCTCATCTTTCGAGCAGAAAGCAAGACAGAGGATCATGGAGTCATTAGGTCAGCGAACGCCTGACTAAAGGGTCTGGCATTTTCAGTTTTCGCGCCCGAGTCGCGCTGAGTTAGCGACGGCGACCTGCTGTGAATGGCTTTCAGTTCCGCCTCCATTTCGGAAATCTTCTTTTCCTGCGCGCTAACCAGATCGTTCGCTTCGGAGAACAGCCGCTGATAGACCGCCGCCGTCCTCGACTCAATCTCGGCGCGAATGTTGGTTCTTGGATTCGCCTCCACAGCATCGCGCGCCGCCTGAATGATGGAATCGGCCTGCCGGTTCCATTCATCATGGCCCTCGGCGTGATTTAGCACCGGATGCGCGGCTTTCAGTGCGCGGCTGGTATCTTCAAATTCGAGGAACTTGGTCTTCACCAAAGCGCCCTGTTCAGCGATGCGCTCCATGCGCTCACGTTCGGCGCGTTGCTCCAACGATTGCTTGGCGTTGGCGCGTTCTTCCGCTGCCTTCTCGCCAAGTTCATCCATCTTTTCGATGATTCGACCCAACCGACCGCCTTGCACTTGATCCAAGTCCATCGCCATATTGAGCAGCGCATTCGCCCGTGCTTTTCCGGTGAGCGATAGCGCCGACGCCAGTTCATCCGGGCTGGCGTCAATTTCCTCGGCTAACGCCTTGGCGCGGGCAATCTCACGATTGCGAGGTTCAATGATTTCGCGCTTGAAGCTATCGGAAAGCTCTAGGTCAACTTGAGCGATCTTCGCCTCGTAATCGGACAGTTTCTTATCCCTTTCGGCGAGCGCCTTTTCCAGAGTGTCAGGGTCGCGGCCATTGATTTTCCAGTCATCAATCTGCTTTTGCAAGGACATCCGCGCCTCGGCTTCTTCCCGAGCCACTTTCTTAATGGCGTCCCACCCGCTTTTAGCCTTTGGATTGCCTTTATGGTCAGGCTCACCGATGTCTTCGATTGGAGTTTTCTCCGATTCAGCATCGGCTTTGTCCGGTTTCTTGAATAACTCTTCCGGCACGCTTGATTTCGGCGGCTTCGTCTCGGTCTTTTTGGGCACAGCTTCCGGCGTGGGAGATGGCTCCGGCGCGGTTCCAGTCATCGCTTTAGCCAGCGCCTCGCTAAACGGAGTGCTCGGCGGCGTCGCTGAAGCGGTCGCTATTGGGGTGGGATCGTTGCTTGTCATATTGTTTCAGGTGCGTTGAATTTATCCTGCGGTTCAAAAGCTCGCTCAGGCTCAGTGCCGAGAGTGGTGAGAAAAAGGCGCAGCGCCTCATGGCCGCGAATGCCAGCGGCCAGAACTGACCCGCCATGCAGCGTGTCGGCATCACTTCGATTGACCATCGCCCGAGATGGGCCGTTGTCATCAATGCAAGAAAGAAGCGCCGCAAACATTGGTTTCCCCGCGAACTTGCGCCATTCGCTACCCCACTCAGACAGAAATTCCTCGCGGCTCATTTACTCATTCTCGGTTTCATCTTCGGCCATTGACTTGTTCATCATGTGCTCATCCATCGCCATCCCGGAATCCATGCGGTGAGTCTGGGTATCGCGCTGAATCTGTGCCGCCGTGGTGGCATCCTTGAGCGCCTGATCGAATGCCGCCTGTTGCGCCTTGAGTTGCTGATTGAACGCCTGCTGTTGTGCCTTGAGTTGCGCGTTCCCCTGTTCTTTCTCCTGCTTGATTGCCAGATTCCCACGCACCTTCTCCTGATCGGCAGTAAGTTTTTCCTGAGTGTCCTGCTGTTGTTGCGCCTCATCTTGCAGCGATGCGCCGAGTTCCTTGGCATATCCCTCAACCGCTTTCAGCCGTTGCTCAAATTCCTTGTATTCCTGCTTCCGTGTCGGATTGCCAGCGAGCCGTGATAGATGCTCGTCCGCGTGCGGCCCGATGCCCGATAGAATCGCCATGCACTGCTTTGGATCTTGCTGTCCGGCCTGGCAAAGCTGCGCCGCCTCTTCCATAGCGCCGACATGGATGCCGAGATGGATTACGTCATTCTGACCAGACGCGACGAGCGCCTTCCCGCCCGCGCCAAGCGCATCGTTCTCCAAGGTGGCAATCGAGGCGTCATTGGTGGGGTCGCGCCCGGTTGATAGCGACGGGACGTAGGCATCCACGTCAGAATAGCTGGTCAGGCCGGAAACGTAAGCACGCAACGCGTTGTTGCGCCCCTGCTCATCCAGCAACCCCTGCTGCGCCATATCCTTGAACTGCGCTCCAATCTCTAAACGCATCGCGGCACTACCCAAGCCGAGCGACCTGTTCGCCCGAACGCTTTCGACTTTCTGCAAAATACCATGCGGCACACCGAACTTGTCGCAAAGACGATAGCAGCGCTCTTGGAATCGAAGCGCCTCCTTGGACCCTGGATGCCATGATTTCAGCTTGGAGTTGACGGCCCTGCGCCACATCTCCGCATATTGCCGATCCTTGCAGCGCATGTATCGGTTGTGCAGCCCCTTGGAAACCTTGGCGCGCTCCGCTGCTCGAATCATGGCCCCTTTGGCTGTTTCCTCCACTGTCGGGGCGGCCAAATCCTGTTGATTGGATGCCGCCGTGTTTTGAGTCAGGGTTTGCGTGAACGCCGCTGATACTTCCAGAGCAGGGTTGATTCCCTGACTCATGTTGAGTTGCAGAGGATTGATGCCGTTCGGCACGAAATTGCCGCCGCCCCACTTCGCCATCTTGAAGTCTTCCATCTTGGCGTTGCTGGTCGGCTGCCACATTGGCTTGATGCCGCTCACCACAAGATCGGCAATGCTGTTGTCGATGGAGTTCAGAAGCGCGCAGAACGGATAGATGTCGGTGCCGAGCCCCTTGATGGAATGATACGTCCCGTCCGAACCGATGTCGTAAGGGAAAAGACATAGGCATTGCTCCCATCCGTCAAAGCGCGAGGCGCTATCGAAGAGGAACTTCGTTTCCTTCTGCCCGTTCTTGGACGGAATGATTTTCTGGCTGATGGTGCCGTCCATCTCCTCGACAAACAGCGTGTAAAGCTGGATTCGCTTCGTTTGCGTTTGCGTTACGTAGATGTCGCCATTTTTGAAGGCTTGATCCCACCGCTGCCAGTTCCGGTTCCACTGGTAAAGCTCACTATTGCTGGTGGCGCTGTCCATGATGACGGCCTTGACCGCCTCGATGTCCCAACCCGCCGCCTTTGCTGCCTTCTCGTCCTTGATCTTGCGCCAAAGCTGCCCTGCCGTCATTGGCGTGTAGAGCATCGCCATCTCGCAGTTGTCCAACGAAACGCCCGTCCCGTCTGTAAAGTAGATGTTGCCGGTCAAAATTGCCTTTGGCTTCCAGTCGTACGCATCCTCCCACGCCAAAATGCCGGGGCCATGCAGCAACATTTGCAGGTCGCAAAGCTGGCTCATGTCGTCAAACCCAGCCCAGCCAAAAACCATTTCGTGAAAATACTGCGCGAACCCGCGCATCAAATCGTTGTCCAGAGCCGAGTCCCCGCTATCCACATCCCCGTCAATACAAACCGGAACCTCGCACACCATGTCAAAGAACGGCGTCCATGCGTTCATAATATGCCCGCGATGCCGCTTGAAGTTCAGGTTGCTATCGCTACCGCGCCCAGCCCGCACCATGTCCCCGTAGGACTTTGGCGCATTCCCGTTGAATGCCCCTTGAACCTTACTCCTCCGACTCGCCCGCTCCACATCATCTCGAACCATGCGCTCACAGATTTTCAGCGCGTGCAGCGGATCGCAGATGCGTGAAGAAACAGCTTTTCCGCTTTCGGAAATGTCGGCTAATCCGCCGTTGGGTGGTTCTTTTTCATCCATTGGGAGAGTTTATTGCAGTTTTCCTGCTGTCCGTCAATGATTTTGCGCCAATAACGCTTCGATTCCATCACGTTTCCAACATTTTGGCGGGAAAAGCTCCATCATTTCCTCGGTTACGCCGTGTTTTAGATGCTCAATCGGCACCCAAACATGAGCTTTGATGCTACATTTACACACCGAACACGCCCCAAGCTCGCTATCCACACTCGTTTGCCCTCCGACAATGGCGAGAACCGTTGCCTCTAATTCGGGGCAATCTCCGCCGCAGGGCTTTACGTAATTGACGTTTCGACTGCACGGTTTGCATATTGCCGCCCGCGCTTCCGCCTCCTCCTTATCCACGGTCTTTCGTCCGCCGGATATGAAGCTCGCCAACACTTTTGTTCCATGCCAGATGTCGCGCCACCCGAGGTTTACGCCAGCCACGCTCACGCCGTCACCAACACAGAATCTCTTGGCAATATCCGGCCCCATGCGCTCACACATCTGTTGCTGAATCTCTTCCTCGCTGATGGGCGGATAATTGTTGGACGCACAATGCGCCTCCACCGCGCTGACCAGATACGCATAAACGTGAAAGCTGAAATGCGCGCCGGAAATAGGATGCTTAAAGGAGAAGCCGCCAGGCGGGACTTCGGTGAATCGGGAGAGCTGCATCTCATTCATATAGCAAAAGCGGAGGCGGAATCGCCGTAATCCGATTCGGTGTCTTCCATGTTCGTTCTTTCGGCGAAAACATTCCACGCCGTTGCATCTAGCATCGCCCCGCCTCCCGTCGTCCCGGCTGGCACGACCCCTTGCAGACGCAGCAACGCGGCCACCAGCACGGCGCTATCAGCGCGGTCAGGTGAACGGTTCTTGGACAGCTTCATCTCGCTTTTCGGCACCACATGCGTCTTCCCGCCCTTCATCTTTTTGTCGCGTGAAGTCAACTCCGTGATCGTCCCGGCATCCGTCAGACCGCGCACCTGCCCGCCTTCGATATAGCGGCGCAGCGTGTACCAGAGCATCGTCACTTTGTTGCCGTAAAGCTCGTGCCACGTCGTCGGACGGTCGGGAGAGATTTGCACCTTTTCAGCGGCTCCTCCAAACTCGCACGGGTTGATGAGCGGACTCCACCGGCCCGACATGATCGAGAACAGACCGCCGCCTTCACCGGACGTATCCATGATGAAGTTCTGCGGCAGAATCGGCACGCGCACGCCGTTGACCATGTTTTCCTTGCACAACTTCTCCACCGCGTCGGCAATCTGATAGTGAATCCAGCGTTTATCCTGGGACATATCCACTTCCACAATCACGGGCGTCAGATACTCCACGCCGACCACGCCGTTGATGAATTCTCCCCAGCGGAACGGGTAGAACACGCGCCGGTCACCGCCTTCAAACGCCGGATCGAGCGCGCCGCCCATCGTCCACCCGCTTTTCCACACGGCCTTGTCGCGGGTGTTGAACTGTTCCAGCAGCGCCTCGTCCATGACGGCGGTGCTCAACCCCGTAGGCGGCCAGAAGCCACGGATGCCGCTCCATGCTTCCGGCGAGTTCATGCCGCCCTTCTCGCGCGCCTCCTCGTCCAACGCCTCCTTGTTCGGGTAGAAATGGAAACGCTCCGGGTCTTCCATCGCTGGACTGTCGAAGGCGTCGAAGTGAATCGCGCACCCGTATTTCGTCAGCCAAAACTTGTCCTCCACCGAGATGGACAACCACCCGGCAGCGGGTTCAGAGCGTTCGCCGTGCGGGTCGGTCTTGCTGATGGCGTTGCCCAAGCCAATTAGCTGAAATTCCTTCGTGCCCTTGTTCAAGTTCCGGCAGGCTTTGACGATTGCCTCTGGCACCGCCGTCATTTCGTCAATAATGACGAGCATCCGCGGGGCGTGGATTCCCTTGATGCGGTCAACGCTTTCCTGCGGGGTTCCACCGCTTTTCACCGCCACCCCGAAAATAGCGTGTTTGCGGTCGCTGTCGTTCCACCGAACCTCCAAATCAGACGGAATTGATCGCAACGGCAGCTTGTGCGCCGACATATTGATCCAGTTCTGAATGTCGCTCCAGATACGACGGGCAAGCATCTCCACACTGGTTGAGGTCAGGATGCAGGCGGTATGCTCGCGGGCGCACAGCCAGAAGCAGAGCGCCCAAATGGCCGCACGCGCACTTTTTCCGCTACTTGCACAGCCCGTAGCGATACAGTTGCGGTTCCAAACAAAG